AATTTCCAGAAGATGTTGAAGTCGTTATAGGGCAGAAATATTTCAACGGAGACGAAAAAAAATATTACAGATTCAATTATCAAGAAGCGATATCCAATTGTCATGCCGTTGTTACACACAATTCAACTGCGGGCGTAGATTCATGTGTGCGTGGTATCCCTACATTCAACACCTCAGATCTAGCATTGAGCTGGCCCGTGGCAAACAAAGATCTGAACAACATAGAAACTCCAGAGTACCCGGACAGGACACAGTGGCTTAACGATCTTGGATACAAGTTATGGAGCGAAAAAGAAATAAGAGATGGCACAGTGTTCAAAAGATTCAAAGATAAGTTGGGAATGTAATGTGTGGCATTTACGGAATAACCGAACACAATCCAGAATTCATAAAACAATTCATAGATATATGTAAGCATAGGGGACCAGACGGTTCAAGTGTTTGGCACAACGATAAAATAACATTAGGTCATAACTTGTTGAGTATAATGGGTGAACCAGGCAATGCGACACAACCATGGACAACACCCAACGGAAACAAAATTGTTTACAATGGAGAAATCTTCAACTACTACGAATTGAAGGAAAAGTACAAGGATTTTACAGACACCTCAGGGTGTGACACCGAACTACTTGCTTGGGGATTGGATAAGTTTGGCTTGTCTTTTATTGATGAGATAGACTCAATGCACGGGTTTGCATACTACGAGATTGATAAGAATCAATTGACATTGAGTAGGGATCACGCAGGCGTTAAACCTGTGTACTATGCAGAAATAAAAGAGGGTCTGGAAGCCTTGATACGACAGGGTTTCTTCAAAGTTGCTAGCAACGTGCTAGCAGAGTGCTATCAAGATGCTAGCGCAGAGAGAGAGGGAGAGGGAGAGGGAGAACTATTGTCTGCCGCTAAAGCGGAAGACGAGTTCTTCGAGAAGTTCTGGGAAAACTATCCCCGTAAGGACAGCAAGAAGAAGGCACGTCAGGCTTGGAACAAGCTAAGCAAGACGAGCAAAGAGAAAGCCATTAAAGATGCCAAAGAGCGTTATGAGGGTGTGCAACGTCAGTTCATACCAATGGCACCGACTTACCTTAACGGTGAGAGATGGAATGACCCATCACCAAAACCTAAACAGCAGCAGATAACGGATTGGATATGAAAGAACTACCCGACATTGATTTTGAGAAGTATTTAAAACAGCGAGAGAGCGATCTATACCTACAGAAGGTAGATAGACCTACCCAGCACCTAGAAAAGGCCTTAGAACGTCTCTCAGGGACTCTAAAGCCCTATGGTGACACTCTTCCCTGGCATAAAACCCACGAACACTTCCGATTTAGGGATGGAGAGTTGACGTTATGGGCTGGTGTGAATGGTATGGGTAAGTCATTGGTAACGGGTATGACCTCTATCTGGTTAGAGCGTCCTGTTGTCGTGGCTTCGATGGAAATGCTACCTGAGGCTACCTTAGCTCGCATGATTCGTCAGGCTGGTGGTATGAGTAATCCGAGCAAGGAGTATGCAACCGCTATAACGGAACAGCTAGATGGCAGAGTGTATATCTATAACCAAGTAGGTGATGCAGAGCAGGGTAATTTGTTCGGAATGATCCACTACGCTGCTGCTGAGCTTGGTGTCAAGCATTTTTTCATCGACTCATTGGTAAAGATTAAAGGTGTTGGGCCTGATGATTACACTGCCCAGCAAGAGTTTGTGAACAAGTTGACTCAGATTGCAAAGGATGAACACGTCCACATTCACTTGATCTTGCATATGAGAAAGCAGCCGAATGAGTCAGAGATGCCCCAAAAATTTGACGTTAAGGGTAGTGGAGCCATTGTAGATTTGGCTGATAATCTTTTGGTAATTCACCGCAGAACCATTGGTGATCTTGATGACGGTAATCCTACTGGCTTTATTCGAGTCGCTAAGCACCGTCATGGCGAGTGGGAAGGTACTTGGGGATTCTGGTTCCATGAGGATTCACAGCAATGGGTTCCTAGTCCTAAGATGGGTGCTATGCCCTGGCCAGAACCAGGCAGGCAGTGGAGTAAGAATGATCAAGTGGAAGACCGTCTAGGAGGTATTTATGCCTAATGTAGTGAGCTTCAGTGGTGGCAGAACGTCTGCTTATCTTGTTTGGGAGATTGAGCAAAGACGTAAAGCAGGGAAGATTGATGATGTGCATTATGTCTTTATGGATACTGGCGCAGAGCATCCAAAAACTTATGAATTTATCCGTAATGTTGTCAAATACTTTGGGATAGATTTGGTTTGCCTTCGAGCCAATGTGATTCAAGAGCAAGGTAAAAGTGCCACTTACCATGTGGTATCACTAGAGGATTGTAAGCCTGATCTGATCCCCTGGTATGACTACACCAAGAAATACGGTATGCCTCATGTAACTATGCCGAAATGTACTGATGTAATGAAGATTATGCCGTTTAAGAAGTGGTGTATTGATCAGTTTGGCAAAGATAACTACACAACATGGCTTGGCATTCGTATTGATGAGCCTAAACGATTAAAAGATGTGCCTAATATGCGCTATTTGGCTGAATTATCCGTTAAAGACAAGCAAGACATTAATGATTGGTGGTATGACCAACCATTCGACTTAGGCTTGCCTGATTACCTCGGTAATTGCGTGTTCTGTATCAAAAAAGGCGCTAATCGAATTGCATTAGGGCAAAGAGATGAACCTTATCTTGCTGATCAGTGGCGTGACATGGTGTATCGAGATGGAATGCACGTTACTGCTGGCAGAAAAGAAGCAGGTATTCCAAATGAGGCTTGCTATCGTAACTATCAGACCTTTAACGGGATTACAGAGGCATTTGAAGACAATACTCGTGAAGAGCTACTAAGGACATTGCGATCAGCTTCGGGTTCTTGTGAAGAATCCTGTGAGGTATTTAATTGTCAATTGGATATGTTTGATTGATGTATAAGAAGACCGACTTGGCTCAATATATGCTTGAGTGTGAGGCTAGGTATTGGAAGGAACAAGCCCGTAAGAATGGACGTGGCTGGTGGAATGCTCGTAAGGATGCGATTGAAAAGAAGCGTGGAAGAGACGCACTGGAAAGACTATTGGAGGAGATGAATGGTAACGCTTGATGGAAAAGAAGTGGTTGACATTATGATCGATGGGGTTGATTCAAAGGATGCACCTGACTTTTGTGATGCCTTTATTTGTGATGCTACCTGGGCGCACTCAGGCTACCCGTTAGATGAGATGGCTATTTACAGGCTACAGGATCAATATCCTGAGCTAGTGATTGAGATGGCAATGGAGAGTCTTTATGGCGATTAATAGCCGTAATAAAGGAGCTGCTGCTGAGAGAGAAGTGGCCAAGATTATCTTCGATGAGCTAGGGATAAAGGTAGAGAGAAACCTAGACCAATGGCGCTCAGGTGGCTTTGACCTCAGTGGTTTGGATGGTTGGGCCATAGAAGTTAAACGGGCCAAGAAACCGCTACTGGCTCAATGGTGGACACAGACAGTGGCCCAGGCAGAACAAGGTGGGCTACATCCTGTTCTGTGGTACAAGCTGGACTACCAGAAATGGCGGGTTGTGGTGCCGTTAAATCGAATCTGCGATGGTTTGGAATACAGCGGTGGTTTGGAATATACGGCCGAATTAACGCCCCAGGGCTTTGCTTGCCTATATAGGGAAAAGTACCTAATACCTTGAAATAATTGAAAAAAAGTATTGACACGTTGCAATAATTTCCTAAAATGACACTTGTCAATAAGACAAAGCTAAACATTTACCAAATAGGAACATAGCTTATGAACACGGCAAAAAAATCTACTAATACCCGATTACAGGAACAAGTAGACCATATTGTTAAAACAATCGAAAACGGTTACCAGGTAACAGAAAACGATTATTGGGAAGGCCTTTATGAAGTAGGCGATATTCTCAGCGCTTTCGATTATATCGACGGCTATTACGACGTTGAATACTACGTTAATTCAGACAAGCAAACCGTTAGAGGCGCGCGTTTTATGGTCGCTGGTGGTGGCCCTAATATCTTTATCGACACCAAGTTAAAAACCGTTGAAGGGTATTGGTGGTCTGATAAATATATCGCTAGATATTATGATGATCCTATGGGCCTTGAAGACCTGGCTCAAGAATTGTGGGAGTGCTAATAATGATTAAGCAAGAAACAATCCAAGCGTATACCATTGACCAGCATCCCGATAAAGAGGCCGTTTATTCTTGGATAAGGGATAATTGGCATGATTTAGGCGATTTTGCCGTTAATGACTTTATCGAATCATTAAAGGCGCTAGCTAATGAAATTGACGGTAATTTAGATTATTCCGTTGGCCTTTTCCCTGATCGCGGCGAATCCATATCCTTAACTGGCTATGATGATGAAAAGCTAAAAGCATTAAACCCTGATGATTTACCTTTAACAAGTGTTATCTATGATATTTACGTTATCCAGGCGCTAAAGGAATTCAATATCGAGAATTCTCTTAGCTTTCTACATGATGAGGGCGAATATATCTATTCGGATGAAGGGCTTGAGGAGCTCTGCGAATCGAATGAGTATTACTTCACTGAAGACGGGGCATTTCACTCATGACCATTAAAGCATTAGCGGCTATGGGCCTTTACCTTATCTTTACTAGCTTACTTGGCTATCTAGTCGTCCAATTAAATGACGTTTACCCAATGACCTGGGGCCTAGCAATCGTTTGCTTAGTCTTTTGGGTGGTTATTGTCGGACTAGCTGAGCTGGGCGCTTGGCTATTGATTAAGATGGGGTTGTGAACAATGTACAAGCGCTGGCAATCGCTGCCTATCTGCTAATCCCACCAATACTTTTCTATTTGCTATAACATAAGGCCTTCATTTAGAGGGCCTTTTTTTATGCTTGAACCAAAGAAACCGGAAGACTTTAAACCTGAGATAGCCGAAGACAAAAGAATCTATATTGTTGTTCCTTATCGAGCGGCCCAGGATAAGCGCTTTACTATTCAGAGAATGCGAGCGCTATTAACAATATGCTCATACGCTAATCACAAAGGGAATGCTTGGCCCAGCATAGAAAGAATGGCGGACGACATGGGTATATCAAAGCCAACCATGAAAGCGCATATTGATTGGCTTACTCAACGTGGCTATCTAATAACAATCAACAACAGCTATACAGTAGGTAAACACGCTAAGCCTAGAGCGATAGTCTACGATCCAAATAACCCACCACATCCTGACGATTGGCACCAAGCTAACCAGGATCAACAAGACAAAGAGCGACAAGATAAAACCATTAAAGAACATAAAGATAAGTTAGTGCTTACTAACAAATCAAATGATGAGGTATTAGCTAAACCTACTAGTTTGTATCGTGTGTGGCAGGAAGCCCTGGCAGTCTATGGAATATCTCATCAATACGAAAAGGATATATACACCAAGTTAGCCACCCGCTACACGCTCGAAGACTTCAAAAAAGCCACCCAGGTCTTATTTAAATCCCGAGGTAGGCCACCCGCTAGCGTATCGATCATGTTGCGCTCGTAGAAAAGCACCCTTTGGGGGGGATGGGGTGGTGGGTGCGTCGTATCCCCCTCACGCAAAATTTTCTGAGTTTTTTGGGATTGAGTAAATTCACGCAAAATTTTCTGGAAAATCCTTGATCGGGCTTTTTAGATCGTGCAGAGCAATGTATACGAGAGAGGAGAGGGATATATCGTTTGTGCTGTAGTGGAAGGCAATAGGCTAACTCCCGTCTATTCAGGATTAGCCAATGATTATTGGTTGGTCTGACCGATTAATGGTTAGGGAGCGGATGCTCGACTAATGCTTCAGCCTACGTCAGGAGCGGACTCTGTTCGGCTTGGCATCCCATTAAGGGTTTCCTGTAAGAATTATCGTCGTATAACGTTTATCCCAGACTGATAGGGCCACTGGAGTATCTTGGTAGTTTTTCATACCTTAGGTGGCCTTACAGGAATTGCCTTTTAAAATAATTGTACTACTGCTATATTCCCTGTCAATGACTAAAGGTGCTATATGACAAAAAAGAACGTAATACCTAGCCTTAAAGGATATGGTGGTAGTAAGCCCCGTGTCACTGAGCTAAAAAAGAGCAATACCATTAAGCAGAATAAAGAGGCGATAGCAACAGAAATGTTGTGTATGGCCACGACCTCTGTGCGTGACATCATGGATTGGGATGAGTATGGCAATGTTCGCCTGAAGGCGGCCAAAGATATTCCAGAATATGCCCATAGAGCCATTAAGAAGGTGACTTCTACTATTAGCAAAGATGGTGCATCCACCGTAACGGTTGAATTACACGATAAAGTTCAGACATTGCGTACCTTAGCGAAGGCTGCGGGCTTGTTAGAGGTCGAGCAGAACATGGATAAGCCGTCTGTTATCGGCTTTAACGTCAAAGCACCTGTCGAGATCGAGCAAGAAGCGGAGGTCGTCGATGAGTGATGGCTTTCCTGGTGTTAATGTTGATCTAAGTAGTAGTCCTATTGCGTATAAGTTCCTTCAGGATGACTCCTTTGTAACGGGTATATGTGGCCCTGTAGGTTCTGGTAAGTCCTATGTAAGCTGTTTGAAGGTGATGAAGGTGGCGTTGCAGCAAAAACCTTCACCCAATGACGGGATACGTTATAGCCGCTTCGTTATCGTGCGTAACAGCTACCCTGAGTTGAAGACCACCACCATTAAGACGTGGACTGACATCTTTCCAGAGGATACGTTTGGGCCTCTGCGCTGGACTCCGCCTATAACGCATCACATTAAGCTGCCACCAAGAGGCGAAGCGGCGGGTGTGGACTGCGAAGTCATCTTTATGGCGCTCGACCAGCCAAAAGACGTACGGAAGTTGCTATCCCTTGAATTAACGGGAGCCTGGGTCAACGAGGCACGAGAGCTACCAAAGGCGGTTATCGACGGATTGACACACCGTGTGGGTCGTTACCCGTCAAAACGTGAAGGTGGCGCGACTTGGCATGGTATTTGGATGGATACCAACCCGATGGACGACGATCACTGGTGGTTCAGACTAGCCGAGAAGGAACCGATAACGGGTAAATATGCGTGGAAGTTCTATTCGCAGCCTGGCGGCATCATCGATGTGCCGCAAGAAGAGCTACCGGAGAACCCAGAGGCCAATGATCACGTCTTTGGCGCAGGTAAATGGTGGAAGCTCAACCCTAAAGGGGAGAATCTCAAGAACCTACCGCCTGGTTACTACTTACAGCAGCTAGCGGGTAAGAACCTCGATTGGATTCGCTGTTATGCAGAGGGTAAATATACCTATGTACAAGAGGGAAGACCTGTATGGCCAGAGTATGACGACCAGTTAATGTCAACTGAGGAGATCGTACCTGACCCTAACCTGCCGATTCAGGTAGGACTTGACTTTGGTTTGACACCAGCGGCGGTCTTTGGTCAACGTCATCCGTCAGGACAGTGGCGAGTCTTCCATGAGATCGTCACATTTGACATGGGTCTTGAGCGTTTTGGTAACGAGCTGCTCGCAGAGCTGCAAACTCGGTTCCCTAACTACGAAGTGTTGGTCTGGGGCGACCCCGCAGGTCAGCAGCGTGATGCAATCTATGAGACGACGGCGTTCGAGTACCTACGCACACTGGGCCTAAAGGCACAGCCTACGGCAACCAACGATTTCAAGGCACGTCGTGAGGCAAGCGCTGCACCAATGAACCGTATGGTAATGGGTAAACCTGGCTTGCTAGTACATAAGTCGTGCAAGATGGTACGCAAATCGCTAAGCGGCGGTTATCATTTCAAGCGGATCGCGGTGGGCGCTGGGCAAGAGCGATTCAAAGATTCGCCAAATAAGAACGAACACTCACACGTTGGTGACGCATTTGGTTATTTGCTAGTGGGTGGCGGCGAATACCGCAATATGACGCGCCGCAATACGGCTAGCACAAACAAAACTTTTGTCGCACAGACATTGACAACGGCTGATTTTGACGTATTTGGATGAACCCTTTAGACCTGAATCTTGTCTGTAAGTTGCCACCTGGTGTGGTGATCGTGCCATTTATGCGCGAACATCTAAATAACTTTGTGTTGAATCAGCCTGACTTACAAGGACATGATGAGTCTGAGTTACGTCATCGCATAACGACGCAAGCAGAAGGTGGTCAGGCGATTACGGTAATACAGCGTGGTAAAACGCTTGGCATCTTTGGCTCATCACCCATCTGGACAGGCTTAGAAGAAGGTTGGTTCTTAGTGGATGAGGCAGTAAGACGCTACGGTCTTGCTATGACAAAGGTTGCAAAAAAGTGGATTGCGCTTAAATTTCAAAAAGATAGGTTGAATCGTTTACAAATTACAGTAAGATGCGATGATATCAGAGCGTACAAGTGGGCAAAGTGCTTAGGCTTTTCAGATGATGGTGTAATGAGGCGATTTGGCCCCGATGGTTCTGACTTTTTTATGATGGCAATTACAAAGGATTAAATTATGAGCGCTGTAGTTGAAAAAGTTACAGGCAAAGGCAAACAGCCTACAGCCACAGCTCCAGAAAAAGTTACTGCAACAGCAGCGGACACGCAAGCAGCAATGCAAAGGCAAGCCTCTTTACGAGCACGTCGCGGCATGGGTGGTTTGTTTTCTCGTAGTTTAGGCGATACCCAAGATACATTAGGTGGTTAATGATGAGTGCTATATTTGGTAAACCTGACACTTCGGCTCAAGAAGAGCAGTTAAGAATTCAACGAGAGCAGTTAGAGTCACAAGAGAAGCGTCAACAAGCGCAAACAGCTCGTGAAGGTGCTGCACTTCAGGCTAAAACACTTGCTCGTCAGCGAGGCGGTCGCCGTATGTTGTTAGCTGATCGTGAAGATTCAGAGCTTGGTCTTGGTACGGATATCATATCGTGAAGCAAGAAAAGATTGCTAAAGTGATGAAAGAGTTTGCAAAAGGCAAACTAAAGTCTAGCTCTGGCAAAAAGGTAACAAGTAAGAAGCAAGCTGCGGCTATTGCTTATTCTGAGGCTGAGCGTAAGAAGAAATGACACGCCTTGTCGTAAAACGCGAATCGCTTGGTATCAATACTAAGCATACGTCACCGTCCTATATAGATGGCAATGATGAGCAGGTACTAATAAGCACAGCTTACGGACTACCGACAGTATCTACGCTTGAGGGGCATATTATCCAAGGTGATGCCTATTCTGCTGGCGCAGTATCAACCTCATTGGCTGATGGTGCTAGCTTAGATTTAGCGATTGCGTTTGGTTCTGGCGTTGAAGCAAGAATGAATGTTGAAGGCATTAGTGGCGGCAACGGCATGGGTTACTTCTATGAAAACGCAACCGTGTCAGGCGGAACGCCGTTAGGCTCTATCAACTTAGATCGCAATAGTACTAACACTAGCAACTCCGCTATCTTATTGTCTCCTACTGTAAGTTCAACAGGAACAACGCTAGCCCAGTACATTTTGATTGGTGGTGTTAAAAAGAAAGCAGCAGGTGGCGATGTGTCATCAGCGAGTATTATTCTTAAGCCGCTAACAACTTATTTGCTGCGTTTAACTAACAACAGCGGATCAGCACAGCCCGCTGAAATCATTTTGACTTGGTACGAATAAGGAGCCTGCAATGGCAGAGCCA